GACCATGACGGTCAACTTCATCGATGCCCTTCCGGAGAACATCCTCGATGTGATCGCGGTGGAATGGCGGACGCAGTATTATGAGCAGTCGCTTGACATCTCGGTAAAGCGGGAGCTTGTGAAGAACACCTTCCTCTGGCATGAGAAGGCCGGCACCGTTTCGGCGGTAAAGGAGCTGATTGCCACCGTCTTCGGAGAAGCGGAGCTGGAAGAATGGTGGGATTTCGAGGAAGGCGAGCAGGATCCCGGATATTTCGATATCGTGACGAATGCGCCTTCCGTATTCGACCAGATGGAGCGGTTCCTTAACATGATCCGCATGGTTAAGAATGTGCGGTCGCACCTTCGGAACATCCGTGTGGAGCAGGAGATCTTCGAGAAGATTTACCGGGGAACGGCTTCCTATGGTTACATCGTGAACCCTCCCATCGACCAGGCATTTGTTATCACATGGGAGACGCTTTACCAGAAGAACACGAAGGGGCAGAGTTCCTACGGATACACTATCAACGCGCCTATACTGGCATAGAAAGGAGAAAGCATGAGCACGATTTACAACAATGCTGCGGTGACGGCTCTGGGGCTTGCAGCCATAGCGAAACAGACATCCGACAATTCGGTTGTCCAGTTTACGAGGTTCAAGATTGGAAACGGCATCTACACGGATGAGGAGAAAACGGTGGAGGCGCTGCGGGGCGCGACCGCGCTGAAAAGCGAGAAGAACACCTTCCCCATTTCCTCCAAGAGGATAGCAACGGACAATGTGACGGTCGTCCTTAAGCTGATGATCACGAACTATGATCCGGATGATCCTGAGACTTCCATTGTTTCGGAAGATTACTATGTGAACGAGATCGGGCTTTTCGCGAAGGTTGACGGCGGAGCGGAGTTCCTTTTCTCCATCGCGGTATGTACCGGGGCGACCGGCAACGCGCTGGCTGCTTTCGACGGGACGAACCCGATGCAGATCATCCAGGAATACAACGCGAAGACGGACAACTCTGAAAATGTGACGGTGGTCATCTCCGGGGTGTATGCCCTTGCTGTGGATGTGGATGACCATGAAGATAGGATTTCAACCCTGGAGGAAATCGGAGCCATGGCAATCAATAACTTCTTCTATGCAGGGATCGAGGATGAAGCGGGGAATGTTATTGGTGACGACGATGGCAAGGATATCCTCGGGGATTGGAAATACAAAATACAATAAGGAGGGCTTACAATGGCACAGAAACTTTTTACTGATTACACCGAGATCAATGCGGCAAAAGCTTCGGATTTCCTTTTGCTTCATGACGGTTCCGGCGTTAAGAAGATCAAGAAATCCAACCTCATGTCCGAGGAAGCCATCGCGCTGGCGATTGCTGACCATGATTATGAGGGCGTAGATCTTACCATCAAGTTTGCTGATGAGATCGCGAATTATTCTGATGAATGGGCGTGGATGCAGGCGCGTCTGAATGCTGGCAACATCGACGACCTTCACATCGGGGACTTCATCAAGATCAACGCGAAGGGCGAAGTCCATGAGGCGCAGATCGCAGGCAAGCGTACCTACACTGGCACCGGTGACACCGAGATTGGCGACATGATCGACTTCATCACGCGCGACTGCCTGTCCGATACCGTTCAGTTCAACACCACGAACAATAATAACGGTAACGCGGACGAAGGCAATCCGTTCCTTGCATCCAACCTTCATTCCTGGCTTACCGGCACGGTATATCCGACGCTTGACGCGAAGCTGAAGGCGGTTATCAAGGACAAGAGGATTTTAGCGCCGACGCGTTACCAGAACGGTGTCACGCTGACGGATGACAACTCATGGGCGTGGAAGAATTTCGACAAGCTTTGGGTTCCGCTGGAAACAGAGATCTTTGATGACCTCGTATGGTCCACGAAAGGATATGGCAATGGTCAGGCGGTGCAGTATCCCATCTTCGCCAACAGCTATAAGGCGCGGATGAAAGGCGCGGGTCCGGGAGGCTCTCGTTGCGACTGGTGGGCTGCTTCGGCGTACAGTGGCAACTCCACTCACATCGTGCTTGTCAACGACCACGGGACCAGCGACACCGACACCGCTCCCGGCGCTTTTCGCGTCCCCGTCTGCTTCCGCTTAATCGCCGAATAGGCGCTAATTGGGCGAAGCCCACTAATCGGGGCGGCCCCCTGCGCCGCCCCATAAACAGAGGTTTTTGTTATGTCAAGTGTTTATGCAGGAGATCGGCGGCATACTCCATATGATCCCGTGGATTATGGTGCCGACCTACAGGACGAACTGTCAAAGTTTCTGGCAGATGAGAAATATGTTCCTAAAAAGTGGAGGCTTATCCTCGGCGCGTCCACTCTTGCAAAGGCGGATGAGCTGATGGATAACATCATATTCATGAACAGCACTCCGAAGGGATCAAAAATACGAACAGAAAGGACAAGCATGGCAATCATCAACTGTGTCCAGCTTGACAGAATGCTTTCCAGGTTAATCAACACGATTCCGACAGCGTCCGGCGGCTCCATGAAGAAGATCATAAAAGACCTGACAAAGGTAGAAAGCGGTCTCCGAAGAGCCTTAAAGACGGTGAAAGAATAGGTCAATCGCTGTATCTCTCGTTGCAACTGGTGGACTGCTTCGGCGAACAGTGGCAACTCCACTAACATCGTGAATGTCAACAACAACGGGAACAGCAACAACAACAACGCTACCAACGCTAATCGCGTCCCCGTCTGATTCCATCTATGGCCCGACCGAGTAGGAAACGAAAGCAGTGCTTGATGGATTGGAAGGAGCGATTGACCTTCGCATAGGCTTTTATGCTGAAGCGTAAATATGAGCCGGGACGAGGACGGGCGGACGCTGCTTGCATGGAGCCGGAGGCTTTTCATGCCCGTACCCTATGTTGCTGCCAAGGATGATTGCAATGCCCGGTGATTTTTGTATGACAAGTGAAGAGCGCAGGGAAGCCCGGTATCAGAGGAGAAGGGCGAAGCGCGAGGCAAAGAGGAAGGCTTTGGAAGAGAAGTATTCCTTTGAGCGCGTCATATCCATCGATTCCCTGCTTGCTGCCGAAAAGGAGGCAAGAAAGGGCGTCAGGTGGAAGGCAAGCGTCCAGCGTTATCACATGAGGTCGCTTTCCAATGCTTATAAGACGCACATGGAGCTTCTGTCCGGAGGCGATCCGAGGCGCGGATTCTACCATTTCGACATCTGCGAACGAGGAAAGGCGCGGCACATCATGAGCGTGAAGTTCTATGAGCGTGTCGTCCAGAAGTCGCTTTGTACCAACGCGCTTTATCCGCTGCTTACGCGGCCGCTTCTGTATGACAACGGCGCGTCCCAGAAGGGCAAGGGAACGCATTTCTCTCTTCGGAGGTTGGTCGTCCACTTGAGGCGGCATATCCACCGGCATGGGCGCGATGGCGGCATCCTCCTCATCGATTACAAGGACTTTTTCGGAAGCGCATCACACGAAGTAATACGAGATATGTTCGAAAGGCTGCTCAGAGATGAGCGGCTTTTCAATTTAGCCTGGCTGTTTGTCGATGCTTTCGGCGACCGTGGATTAGGATTAGGTTCGGAAGTATCGCAAGCGGTGGCCGTCTCCATGACGGAACCGATCGACCGCTATGTCAAGCAGGAACTGAAAATCAAGGGCTATGCAAGATACATGGATGATTCGTACCTTATTCACGAAGACATCGCGTATCTGGAATACTGTTTGGAAGACCTTACAAAACTTTGTGAATCCTACGGGATCACGATCAACCGCAAGAAAACCCATGTCAGGGATCTGAAGCACGGCTTTACTTACCTAAAAACCCGGTTCTTTATTACGGAATCCGGTCATATCATCAAGAAGCCGTGTCAGGATTCCATCACGAGGGAAAGAAGGAAGCTAAAACGGCAGGCGCGTCTGGTAAAGGACGGGCGGATGACCTTGGAGCAGGTCAGCACTTCGTACCAGAGCTGGCGCGGCGCACTCGTGCACCGGGATTCCTTTTACACCATCATGAGCATGGATGGCCTTTTCACACGCCTTTATGGCGCAAAACCAGAAATAGCAAGGAGGAAG